GCACAGACCGTGACCCCACCCGCCCAGACCGAAAGAACAAGGCGTGGTTCAGTGGATATTTTGAAGCAAAGACCAAACAGCTGATTGAAGAAGGCGGCTTTGGCACCAACCCATATGTTGTCAGCCGGTACAATGTTGGCCCCCGTGAAATCTTTGGCCGTTCACCGGCCATGACTTTGCTGCCTGACATCAAGATGCTGAACGAAATGTCCAAGACCGTCATCCGTGCTGGTCAGAAGGTTGTAGACCCGCCGCTGTTGGTTGCGGATGAAGGGGTCATGTTCCCCATCAACACCAATCCGGGTTCAGCCACGTTTGCCCGTCTTGACGGACGCAACCAAGCCCCCATCCAGCCGCTTCACACTGGCGCACGGGTGGACATTGGTTTTGAAATGATGGAACAGCGAAGGAAGATAATAAACGAGGGCTTCCTAGTGAATTTGTTTCAAATATTAGTAGAAAGTCCGCAAATGACTGCAACTGAAGTTTTGCAAAGGGCGCAAGAAAAGGGTGCGCTTTTGGCCCCCACCATTGGCCGTCAACAGACGGAATTCCTTGGCCCCATGATTGAACGGGAACTGGATGTCCTTGATGAACAGGGGCTGTTGCCGCCGTTACCTGAAGTAATGATGGAGGCCGGTGGTGAGTATGAAGTGGAATATGTGTCACCGTTGTCCCGTGCTATGAAGGCTGAAGAAGGCGTTGGCATCTTGCGGACGCTGGAAATGGTTCAGCCCATTGCCGCCGTTGACCCCACCGTCATGGACAATTTTGACAATGATGAAATCACCCGGACGCTGGCTGACACCAATGGCGTTCCGCAACGCATCCTGAAATCCAAGGAACAGATTGATGGCGTCCGTCAGCAGCGTCAGCAACAGGAACAGGCGCAAGCCATGATTGACAACGCACCGCAAACCGCTGATGCAGCGTTGAAGGTGCAACAGATTGCACAGCAAAGCCAGTTGGGGCCGTCCCAGCAATAATCAAACTTCACAGGGGTGAAAATGAGTAAGGAGCAGAACAAAGTCCAAGCTGAAATTCTGCAAGCGTACCGGGATATATTTCTGCACACGCCACAGGGTCAGGTCATTTTGAAAGACCTGATGAAAGTTTCAGGATTGTTTAATGTCACGGGCGTCCGTGCTGATGGTGAACTTCAGCACATGGAAGGTGGCCGTGATATGGTTCGCCGTATCATTATGATATTGGCGATTGATGAAGACCAGATCATGGCACTTGCCACTGGTCAAATGATGGAAAAGGAGACTGAAGAAGATGGCTGAAGAAGCTGAAGGGTCCGTGCTAGACACGGGCAACCCGGAAGGTTCAAGTGCAAACTGGACTGACGGATTAGGTGACTTTCAAGAAGTCATCGATGCCAAGGGATGGCAGTCACAGGCAGACGTGATGAAGTCTTATGTCAACCTTGAAAAACAGGTTGGTGCGGACAAAGTTGTGTTGCCATCTGAAGACAGCAATCAATTGGAATGGGAAGGCTGGGAACGTCTTGGCACCCCCAAGGATGCAGCTGAATATGCAATGGCCGCACCGGACGGGTTTGAACATTATGACACCGGCCTTGCGGATGACATGCGTCAGACGTTCCATGAAGCCAAGCTGACACCGGCACAAGCCCAGCACGTCCATGACAAGTTTGTGGAACGGATGATGGGAACCGCACAGGAACAATTCACTGCCGGTCAGCAACAGAATGAAGTGTGGGAAAATGAGTTGCGGCAAGAATACGGCACGGCCTTTGATGATCGTGTTGGTGCCGCCCGTGCGGCAATTAGGGAATTCGGAAGCCCTGAATTGGCGCAGCAATTGGAAGCCAGCGGCATGGGGTCCAACCCCCATCTTGTCCGTTTGCTTTCCAAGGTTGGCATGCAGCTGGGTTCAGGTCCGCAATTCAAGGATGCTGAAAGTTCCGGTTCATTCGGGACCACGCCTGAAATGGCAAAGGAACAAATTGCAGCAATCCGGTCCAATCCAGCTTTGATGGATAAAGGCCACCCAGAACATAAGGTGCTGAACGAAAAGCTGACGCGCCTGACAGAATTGGCATTCGGGAATGACCCCGTTGCCGCATCAATTACCGTTGGATAACCCTTACCGGCCCAACAAATGACGGCAGGAAAGACTGCGCCACAGGGTCCGGTGACGGGCAACCCTTTTCACCCTTACCTTCAACCAACGCTAAAGGAGAATTGACACATGTCAGTTCAAATTACTACAGCGTTCGTGGAGCAGTACCGTGGTAATGTTGAACACCTTGTCCAACAGAAGGGTTCGCGCTTGCGTAAGGCGGTTTCCGTTGAAACCGTCACCGGCAAGAACGCTTTCTTTGAACAGGTGGGCAGCACCAATGCTCGCATTCGCACAACCAGGCATGCCGATACGCCACGAATGGACACGCCCCATTCAAGGCGCCGGGTGTCCTTGGTGGATTATGATTGGGCAGACCTGATTGACGATGAAGATCGGGTCCGCCTCCTCATTGATCCTTCCGGGCCGTATGCCGTTGCCGCTTCCAATGCTATGGGACGGGCAATGGACACGGCAATCATTGACGCAGCTGACGGGACCGCCTTCACGGGCGTTGCCGGTGGCACGTCCACGTCTTACTCCGCTGGCAATACGATTGATGTTCAAGTGGGGATTACCCCCGCCGCAGACACCGGTCTGAATGTCGGCAAGCTTCGCGCTGCCAAGCAAGTCCTGGACGCCAACGAAGCGGAAGAAGAAGGACGTGTTTGCGTCTTCAACGCCAAACAGCTTCAAAACCTGTTGGCAGAAACCGAAATCACGTCAAGCGATTATGCCGTGGTGAAAGCACTTGTTCATGGAGAAGTGAACACGTTTTTAGGTTTCGATTTCATCAGAACTGAATTGCTGGAAACAGACGCAAATTCGGATCACAAAGTTTTGTTTTGGCAGAATGCCGGTATGAAGCTGGCTATTGGTTCAGAACCAATAGTCAAGATCAGTGAACGTGCGGACAAAAACCACGCAACACAGGTCTTTGTTTCAATGTCCATCGGTGCAACCCGCATGCAAGAAGAACTTGTGGGTTATATCGAATGTGACCCAACCTGATAAGGAGGACTGAAAGATGGCTGTTGTTACTCTTGTTGGTTCTCTTGTTATGGATGGCTTGGACAACACGCCGGTTGATCTTGCTAAAACGCAAGCTGCCGGTGGGCGTGTCCGGGCTTGGATTGACACCGTTGAAGTGGGTGCTGCCGACACGGCATCTTCCACTTACCTGATGGCACGTTTGCCGTCCAACGCTGTTATCCTTCCAGCATCCACCTTGTATTGGGATGACCTGACCACTACGGGTTCCCCCACGGTTGACGTTGGTGTCTATAACATGTCTGGCAAATCCGATTTCACGGACGACCCAGATGCCCTTTCCAACGGGCATGACGTAACCAGTGCCGGTTCAGGTGCCTTGATTACTCAAGGCGCATCAATCAGCGCATATGGTCAGTATCTTTGGGACCACATTGGTTCAGTCACCAGTGATCCCAAGACTGACGTTGACATCAAGCTGAAGCTTGTTGACGCCAACGTGGCTGGCGGCGGCAGCATGTCGGTGGTGATCTACTACACCGTTGACTAAAGCTGAACTGGATTGTGGGGGGTGTAAAAAGCCCCCCGCTTTTCTGGGATTAAAACCAAACCTCGGTTGACTGTTGTCCTTTTTTGCAGCTGCCGGCGAAGACTTAAAACCTAGAAGCAGGGAAGATTGACTTGGAACATCCAACAGGGAAAGCCCCCAAGAAAGTCATCTTGGTGGGGTTGGGGCCGTCTAAATCTGAATACATGGACTTGATGGCGTCTGACGCTGTAAGAATTGAACATGATGAAGTCTGGGGCGTGAACGCTGCCAGTTCTGTCATCAAGTGTGATTTGTCATTTGCGATGGATGACTATCTGACGTGTGTGAATAGAACACCATCCTTTGCACGTTGGTTTGATGAAGTGGAAGAACCGTTCTTCACTTCAACGTCCCGCAATCCGAATGCCCTTGATTATCCGCTGGAAGCGGTTCTTTCTATGCCGGGGGCCAGACCTTACTTCAACGGCTCGGTCAGTTATGTGGCGGCATATGCGGCCCTGATTGGCGTTGAAGAACTGACCATCTTTGGTTGCGATTATTTATATGGCGGCATGGGCCGCATGCACCCAAGGCAGACGGAAACCGTGGCCCGTTATATGGCTTGCATGTCCTTCTGGCTGGGCGTCTGTTCAGCAAAGGGGATGTCTGTTGTGGTCTGCCCGTCCAGCCCGTTGCTGGACGCTGACTTGAACGTGCTTGAACAGTTTTATGGCTATGTGGTGAAGCCCTATATTCACCCAGACAAGCCAAAGACCACGGAATTGCCGGGGCATCTTGGCGGTCACATGGGGCGGTGCCACATTGACCAAGGCGCATTGTCGTACCTGATGGAAAAGCTTGAACCCAAGACCTTCATTGATATTGGTTGCGGAACTGGCGGGATGGTTGAAGTTGCCCATGATGCCGGTCTGAAGGCCGCTGGAATTGACGGGGATGGGACTATTGAACGACGTGCGCCATGTTTGGTGCATGACTTCACCACTGACCCGCTTGCGGTTCAGGAAACTGACCTTGGTTGGTCCGTGGAATTCTTGGAACACGTTGAAGAAAAGTTCATGGATAATTACATGGCGGCATTCAAATCTTGCTACCATGCGGTTGTCACTTACGCACCGGAAGGAACGCCGGGGCATCATCATGTGAACTGTCAGAATGAAGCCTATTGGATCAGAAAGTTTCTGGATTATGGGTTTGTTCTGGATGGCGAATTGACGCCGGGGGTCCGTAGGGCTTCCACGATGGGCCGCGATTTCATGCGGGAAACTGGTCTGGTATTTAGGAACACAGAATGGCAACAACCTTTGTTGAAATAGCCAACCGTGCCATCACATTCCTTGGCGGGACCACCATCACCGCCTTGACTGATGACACCAAGGAAGCCCGTGCATGCAATCGCTTGTATGAACAGACCCGTGACCAATTGTTGCGGGACCACGCTTGGAACTTCAGCATCCTTCGCGTGTCCATTGCCGCAAACACCACGTCACCAATCTATGAGTACACCAACGCTTTTGATTGGCCTGCTGATTGCTTGCGAATTCTTGAAGTGGACACCACGGAAGAATGGGCTGTTGAAGGCCGTCAAATTGTGACGGATGCCGCTGCCCCGCTTCAGATTGTATATGTTCACCAAGTCACTGACGCCAACCTGTTTGATGCCAAGTTCATTGAAGCTTACAGCTTGCGTCTGGCCGCTGACATTGCCTATGACATCACGGCATCATCCACGGTGGCGAATGTGGCTGAACAGAAATTTGCCGCATCAATACAGGAAGCACGGCTGATTGATGCACAAGAAAGTCTGTCAGCCAGTGAAACTTCATGGCTTGACGCAAGGGTCTGACAGTTATGTCCCGTGTTTCAACCATCAACACAAACTTCACAGCGGGTGAATTGTCTGAAGACCTATTTGGCCGTGTGGACATCACCAAGTATCAAAACGGTGCGGCCACCATCGAAAACTTTATTGTCCAGCCACATGGGGGCATCACCCGCCGCCCCGGCACCCGCTTTGTGAAGGAAGTCAAAACCAGTTCAGCCCAGACCAAATTGGTCAGCTTTGAGTTTAGCACAACCCAAGCTTACATTATTGAGTTTGGAAACCTTTACATGCGGTTTTATAAAGACCAAGGGGCCATCCTTGAAGCCAACAAAACAATCAGCGGGGCAAGCAAAGCCGCTGCATGCACCCTGACAATTGTGGGTCATGGGTTTTTAGTGGATGAAGAAATATATGTTTCTGCCGTTGTTGGAATGACGGAATTGAATGGGAAATATTACAAAATTAAAACCGTGACGGACGTTGACAATGTGGTCATCAAAGACATTGACGGCGTGGATATTGACAGCCAAGCCTTCACCACATATTCCAGTGCTGGCACAGCTGCACGGGTTTACACCGTCACCACCACCTTTGCCACGGCTGACCTGAACAGCATCCAGTTCGCCCAATCCGCTGACATCCTATATGCGGCCCATCCAAGTTATGCTCCAAAGAAGATCAGCCGCACAGCGCACACGTCATGGACAATCACAGACATCACGTTCACGGATGGCCCATACCAGACGGAAAACATTACAGCCACCACAATCACGCCGGGGGGAACCACAGGTTCTGGTGTGACATTCACGGCATCTGCCATCACAGGCATCAATGATGGAACGGGGTTCCAGACCACTGACGTTGGCCGTCTGATAACGGTTGGGCATCAGGCCAGCAAATGGGCGGGGTCCACGGCATATTCCCTTGATAGTATCGTGCGAAACAGCGGGAACGTGTACAAGTGCATCAAGGC